TAACAAGGTCAACACCGGGAGTGGTAACAAGTTGGTAAATGCGCTTATGGGTCCTAACAAGGTCAACACTGGAACTGGTACCAACAATGGTGCTAACAAGGTCAACACTGGAACTGGTACCAACAATGGTCCTAACAAGGTCAACACCGGGAGTGGTAACAAGTTGGTAAATGCGCTTATGGGTCCTAACAAGGTCAACGCTGGAACTGGTACCAACAATGGTGCTAACAAGGTCAACACTAAAAATGGCCCCAATCGCGATGTCGCAATCGTAGCCAATAAACTTCTTACCGAAATTAACAAAGATGTCGTGAAGGAACTGCGAACCAATACAACTAATAGAAACGTTGTAAATCATGTTACTAACGGTATCATGAATCAATTAATGAAACAAGATATTACCAACTCTATTAATAAACCTAATCTGGGTATAGTAGTGGCATCTAATAAGAATAACGTAAACGTGAACACTAAGAACATGAATACGGAAACCAAAAACTTATTCAATAGTATCAATAAAGCTAATACACTCACAGATCTTAGAAAGGTCTTTCTTAAGGGTAGTCTGAAGCTTCACCCAAACAAGGGGGGAGATGAGGCCTCTTTTAAGTTGTTCATGAATGTTCATAATAAGCGAAAATCGAAGATTTCAAAGCTGAGTAATGTTAACTCCCTAGCTAACCAACTCATGAAAGAAATTAACAAAGATGTCGTCCAAGAAGTCGGAAACAAATTAACTACCAACAACAACGTTAAGTCCAACAACAACGTTAAGTCCAACAACAATGTAAATCTAAATGCTGATATCAAGTTTCTAGCTGATAAAATTTACAACGAAATTAGTACCGATGTTAAGAAACAAGTTAAAACTGGAATACGTCGAGGTGGACGCGCGGCTGAACCCATTTACAACAATCTTTCTAACTCAAACAATAACAAAAATGAAAATAAGAACAATAACAAGAAGAACCCGACAATGGTAAATAACCCCACATTTAACTCTAACAATACGAACAACTTTAAGAATGCGTCAAATAATGCGTTTAAGGTTAACAATGGTGAAATTTCAGCCGAATCTCTCACCAATTCAAAAGTTACAAATGATATCCCCGAAGAGGTTGGGCGCCAAGAGAATAATGTACGTAACATCATCAAGAATTTCAACTCGGAACGGAACACTCTTAAAAACAAAATTACAAAAGAACTTAACTTAATACCCAACAATAACGGTGTATTCCAAGAAAGGAAGGGTTTAACAAAAGGTAGAATAGGTGTTTGGGCTCAAGAATTGAGAGCAGCGGAGACAAGTGAAAATTTAAAAGGTATTGGGAATAAGTTGAATGAAAAGACTTCACTTCGTAAAAATATTGAAAACAAATACACTAAAATGGGATTAACCAAAGTTGAGAAAATGAATCACCGAAGAAAGGTGGTACAATTCAAAAATGACGTTGATGCCAGACGTAAGCTTATAGAAATTCAGGTGAAGAATAAGAAGAACAATAACAGTGACAGTAACAATAACAATAACACGAACTCTGTAGTATCTAACTACAACTCAAACGCGAATGCAAATTCGAATGAACCCAAGAAGAAGATGAAATATGGCTCCCGTGAGAATTTTATAAATGCTAAAAAGGTTGAACTCCGAGAATTGGCAAAGAACACAAGTACAAACTTTGGTAGAAATATCGATCGTATGAAAAATAGAACAAACGTCACAAAACTTCGTGGGAGAATCGAAGGAGCTGTTCGTAGAGATGAAGCCTTGAAGAAAGTGAATACTCGCCCACGCTCGGAACGTCGGGTCGACAACAAGGCTGTATTAAAAAACCTGAAGAAGAAAGTAAAGAAAAACAACCCCGGATTTAGCCCTGCGAAAGTAAACGCGGAAGCTAGACGATTAAGGAACCTAAGTAAAAAGTAAGTTTTAAGAAAATATCTTAAAATGCTTCACATTGACGACGACTGTACCGTGATTACCGACATGCCTCTCAGCGACGAGGTTGCCGATTTCATCGAAAAGGGTCTCCATGTGAACATGACAGAGAAGGAGGTGGAGGACTGGTGTGATGACAACCTTGATAACGTTACGGAGTTATATGAGAAGCATGGGCATTCATACATGTCATACAAAGAGGCGGAACTGACGTTATTTTTTGCGAAAACGATATATGGTCGCGAGAATATGCGGGAAGTGTTGGATCAATTTGTGGTGTGTCAGTGCTAAAAGTATTACTGTCAGTAATTTGTAATTTAAAGAAATAATATGCCTTTAAGTTAATGAATGATTGTGATGTATGTTGCGAAAAACTAAATAAAATAAATCATAAAAAAGTTGAATGTCCTTTTTGTGATTTAACATGTTGTCGCTCATGTTCTCAAAGATATATTCTTTCAACATTCGAAGATCCCCATTGCATGGGGTGTAAGACTTTATGGAATCGCGAATTTATTGATTCATTTTGTACGAAATATTTTCGAAATACAGAACTAAAGAGACACCGGGAAAATGTTTTATTTGAACGTGAAAAAGCTCTTATGCCACAGAGTCAGAAAGAAGTGGAAAGAATACTTGCTATACGAAAACTTCGAAGGGAAGCTAGAACTTTACGCATTGCGTTACTAGATGCATATCATAAATATGAATTATCTTTTCCTATTACTAGTCAAAATATAAGCAATTTCCCAGAAGTATTGGCATTTCATCATAATTTAGAAACTATATATATTCAACTGGAACGATTAAGGAATATGGGTGAATTATATGTCGATGAACCAACGAAATTCATACGTAAATGTCCTCAAGAGGAATGTAAAGGATTCTTAAATGAAGAATATTTTTGTGGTCTATGTCAAAATAACTTTTGTAAGGATTGTAATGAACTGTTAAAAGAGGGGCATGTATGTGATCCACAAGTTGTAAAGACAATGAAGTTATTAAACAAAGATAGTAAATCATGTCCAAAGTGTGGAACTGTTATACACAAAACAAGTGGTTGTTCTCAGATGTGGTGTATTAACTGTCATACAGCTTTCGATTGGCGTTCAGGTGAAATTGTCACTGGGCGTATCCATAACCCCCATTTTATAGAATTTAAGAAGAAGGGTGGTGTAAGTCGAGAACATGGTGATATACCGTGTGGGGGTATACCAACCTACCGTGAACTTAGGGAAGTTCAAGCTTCCAATGATATATTAAACTTGGCAACCGGTATATATTATGCAGACAGGGAACATATGTTTATGGACGTGGAACCTGTTAACAACTTGAGTGAGCGTGTCGCTTATATGTTGAATGAATTCAAGGAAAGGGAATTCAAAGTATTTCTACAGCGACAGGAAAAATACAAAGATAAAGCGAGAGATTTGTCAAATATATTCGAAATGTTGACACATTCCGGTGGTGATATTCTTAGACAGTTCATTCTTGAACCAGACCGTGAAACAGAATTCATAGACATCTTAAGAAAATTATTTAACTATGGAAATGAAGTATTTGCAACAATTCGAGAAAGATATAAATGTGTTACCCCCAGAAATTTTTATTTGTAAAGAATAGATGAAGGGTAAGTTAAATTTATTTATATTGATTTTACTTGTTTTATACTTGTTACCACGGTATCCCAATCCAACGGTGATAGAAAACTTTATATCAGAGTCCGAGAGACGTCACATCATAAACAAAGCTAGTAGTAAACTCGAGACATCTACTATATCTACTAGTAAAACAGTTGATGAAAAAATTCGTAAAAGTGAAACTGCTTGGATAGGGAGAGAGGATGAGATTGTTCGTGGTATTATGAAACGGTGTCTAAAGTACACCGATCGACCAATTCGTAATTGTGAGAAACTTCAAGTTGTCAGATATAAACCTGGGGGTCATTACAAACCCCATCAAGATGCATTCAAAGGTGATGAAAATATGAGAATGTATACATTTATTCTAGCACTAAACGATGGATACGAAGGTGGTGAAACTGTATTCCCAAAACTAAACAAATCTTACAAACTCAAAGCTGGTGATGCATTATTTTTTGACACCCTTGATAATTATAACTTATTGACATCCAAAGCTTTACATGGAGGGAAACCTGTAAAGTCTGGTGATAAATGGATATGTAATCTATGGGTAAGGAAGTACCCATACACTATTTGAATTCCTTCTTTGTTCCACCATCGTAAATATTTACGAGACCTGAATCAATCATTTTATCATTTACGGATTTAGTATCGTTTCTTTTTCTATACACGGTAACTAGGGTTCGACCATATTTATCATTCTTTTTACACTCAATCCATACCCACCCCTTCACCTTAGTATTACATATCAATGGATTCCACCATTGATGTGGTGTAGAATGAAGGAACCCAACTTCATGTTTAAACAATTCGCGTGCAGCCACCGCTTTCTGGATATGATTTTCGCGTCCAGCAATAGAAAGATACGGTCTCATTTCCGGGGAGTCGTATCCAAGTGTTCGGAATGTGAATTTTAACACTTTACCATGAAGAATGACACAAGCCTTGAAAGTGTCTCCATCGTATACACTAGTTATTCTAGCATAACCACGGTAGTTATCCAAACTGAATACGGGTAAAGAGTCGTCTATTTGCGACAATATTCTTTTAGTTACACAATATAACATAGATATATATTTTTGATTCTAATTCTTTAAACTTCTAAGATTATTTCCACGAGTCCATGACTTCTGAAGATATCTTAGATTGTATCCACGATGCCATAATTTCACACTTGGTACACGGACTATACTTTTTTTGACGACTTTACGACTAAAAACATTAAACAAGGATGTAATATTCATATGTACGTTTCACAGTTTTCTTCTTTAATTTTGTTTTCATTCTTCGCCTCCGACGATCACGACGTTTTTGCTTTTTTACAATTTCCTCTTTGATTTTTAAGACCAAATATATACGTGGTCGGATTTTGAACGGAAAACGAATTTTCAACCGACGCTTACATCTCATATACGTGTTTATAGTTCAAAACTTTAATAGTATCCTTACTATAGATGACATCATACTTAGATTTACCAACATATGTGTACGATCAGATGACACCACAAGAAAAAGAACAGATAATTACAAAAGAATTTTACAAACCTGTCGTAATACGTGGATTATATAAACCTAATGCATTAAAACTAGGTTTTGAGAAAACACGGAATTTATTTGGAAATGAAAGATTACCTGTTGAAGTTTACAGAACACCTGAAACCGGGAAATTTGCATCACACACAGGTAGATGTGATATTGCATATTTAACAAATCACTGGAAGAAAGATAAACGACCATACTTATATTGTGCGGAAGTGGATTTAATTGGGGCAAATTTTCAAAAAGATCGAAAAGAAAAATTATTATCCAATTTGAAAAATCCCAATACACCTTCAAGGGGGGTTCAAGAATTACTATTATATTTAGGAAAAAATCATACTAGTGGATTACATTTACATGTTGGTTCTGATTTCATTTTGAATCAATTATTTGGAAGTAAAACTATTTATATTTTCAGTAATTACGATAACCCAAATGTACGTAAAAATAATATTGTGACAGACTTCAATAAGTGTAATTTTGCTGTAGATGATTTCTTTAAAATGGACCACAGCAAAATGAAAATATATAAAGCAACACTCGAACCCGGTGATAGTATTACAATCCCACCATGGTATTGGCATGCTACACAAGGACACGGGCTTAATATGTCTATAACTCAGACGTATAATAGATATAATATTTTATATTTATTGAGTAATCCGAATATAATTTTAGACTATATAACTAGTGGAGATGACATGTATATAATACCTCTAATTATAATTATAATTTTGGTATTTTACATGTCACGGAAGCGTAGGTAGTACTTAAAAATTTAATACCTTAATAAAGTAGATGAGATGTATTGCAACCTTCTCCGAAAATAGTCTTTATAAGATAAAGATAGCGAAGACACGTAAGAATGTTCTCGAAGCTATGTATCAACGACCAAGTATCGCGGAGGTTAGGCCAATCAAGGAGAATCTGAGACTTCGTTTACGTTTCACTGAAGCGATAAAAGAAGCACAGGATATGTGTGAAATCGATAAGGATTCATCGGAGTGTCATTGGGCTTGGTACGAGGTTGATGAATTAGAGGATTCTATACTACGTCTATATCCCGATAGATAGTGATATTTGGTGGATCATCGTCGTACCCATAATACTGAATCGATATTCCGAATAGATCTATCATTTCTGGGTTAACTTCTTCATTCATATATCTTTTCCAGTTTTGTAGAGTTGTATGGAAATATTCAACACCATCCTCTGAAAATGCACCTATGCGCATGAATGGTCTACTACGTAGCTTTCTCATATATTCATGAACAGATTCAGGTAAGGGTGATGCTCTCTTATAGACTGATTTTAAGACGTCAATAATATAATATCCATGTGAATCACAAATTATATTGACTTGCATTTTGGGAAACCCCTTGATATACGCTTCAAAATCTGCATTACTAGGGAGGGTTGTATATATTGGTGTATTTTCATATATACACTCCTCATGATACCCAATCCCTGGATGTGTATGATATGATATTTTAGAATACCACACCTGTTCAATTTCACGAGTTTCGACTCTATTTCGTTTTTTTGATGTAATCCGTGTTGGTGTACTAAATTTAAGATTATCGTATTCGATACCACCTGCATATTCCCACCGCTTGACAGAAGATACCTTACTTATCTCTTTCAAATTGTGCACTACTTCATGAGACAATTTCATTCGTTGTCTTCTTAACATCATATTTGGACGCACGACTCCTACTTTCATTGGTACTTCCTACTATACACTGAGACTTTATCCAGTCCTGTTTTTAACTACAATTCTCCCGCTATTTTCTGGTGCGAAATTAATAAAATATTCTCGTACCGGTGTACTGTTTATTCGGGCGAGGTGATTTATTTGATTAATGTTTGCACGACCATTCAGTAAATACGGTACCATATCCATGAATGTAACATAAAATGTGGTACATACACCACGCGTGTTATTTGATTGAAGATCGCGTCCATTGTAGTACTTCACTTTGCGACCAGGTATTTTAAACAATTTCCTAATAATCGGTACAACCTTTTTACGCATCGTTATACCCCAAAGTGATTTTCTGGAATCAACACCATGTGGATCAAAAACCCAAATTCGCTTATTTTTTGCAACGCGAGCATCAACTAACACACTCACTGCATGACCCGTAGACGTTTCACCTCGTATACCGATCATGAAAAAGTAAACTTGGGGACTCGAGTTTATTCGTGAACCCGAATTATAAACCTGGCCTTTACGTTTAACGATGGTATCAATATTTTTGGTAATACCATATTGATTCGTTTGGGTATCATAATCCAAATAGGCGGACACGTATCCAAGTTCATCAAATCTCTTTTTTGCTTTCTTCATATAACGAGTCACACCTGCGTGAGAACAACTCATACCTCGACCAATTGTACGGTTTGGTAGGTTTACTTCACGGGCTCGTGTTTTCGTAGTTTGCTCTTCGTTACTGTTACCGACTTTACGTTTCTTGGAGAGCATAGGTGCCGCGTTAGTCATAATAACATTTCCTTGATTGTTTTTGTTTATTAAATCAAGTCTCTTGAATTCATTTGTAAGATTATTGACATGTCCCGCTTGCATATTTCTCATCAATTGTCTAACTTCTCTCCTTCGCCCAACTTTCCAAGCTTTTTGTATTTTTCTCGCAGCTTCATTTCGAACATTTCTAGTGAATGCGTTCATATTAGTTATAGTGGCTACAATCTGTTCCAACTCTCGATTTTGTCTTGTTATATTTCTCAAAAAAGCACTTGACTGAGCCATCTTAACATATATAGAGAAAATAATACATTTTTTTGTATATGGTAAATGACATTGACATAGAGGGGATGATGAAGGAGGTATATTCTGAACTGGGTCCGGGTTACAGTGAGAGAGTATACCACAACGCGGTTGAGGTTATATTAAGGGAAAAGGAAATCCCTTATGAATCTGAACGTCACATTCTTGTGAGGTTTAGGGGGCATGTGGTGGGACAGTTACGAGCTGACATTATTATTAAGAATTGTATCGTTCTAGAATTAAAAGCTATTAAGACTCTGACCGACGGGATGGAGTTACAGGCTCAAAAGTATCTTGATCTGACTGATCTGAAGACTGCGTATCTGGTAAACTTCCCTCTTCAACCGGGTCGGGAGGTGGAGACTCGGAAGATTGAAGTAGAACCATTAGAGGGAGAACTTTCCAAAGCGTTTGATAAAATGCATGCGCATCATCATAATGTGTCTGCGGGTTTAACAAGGCTCCTTCCAAAAGTTCGTGGGCGGCCTTCAGATGATGCTTCGTTTGCTCCATACAGTATTTAATAGCTGGATCTTCAGTTTCAACGTCCAGATAAGAGAGAATACGTGGATACGCATTCTCGAATTCATACAATGCGAGTTCCATTATTTAGGTTGGGATTCTAAACTTTCATCTTTAACTTAAGTGCAAAAAATATAATCCACGCTATAACGACATCTACACTGTAATGTGCCCTTGTCGATACGGTAACAAGTGATGATAAGATGGGGTACACTGGGAACATTCCATTATTCAAAAAGTATGAAGTTACGATGTTGAATGTAGTATGACCGGAAAACATATAGTCATTGCAGTTTGATAATGGACTACCCTCTTTGCATGGTTTACTTTTCGCGCGGGGGAATTGTGTTACCATATTGGAAATAGCTCTCATAAAATACATCGTCGTTAAGAATGTGATATACCCCTTTTGATTAACACCATTCCAATTCATTATAAGAAGGATGAGGGGTAATATCATTGTCACGTCATGCAATACTTCATATTTGGTAAGGTCTGGTAAAAAGTCAAATCCTACATCTCTAATTTTACCACCAAATCCTTCACCACGTACCCTAGATATAAACCTTCCAACTAAAGTGTTCATTAAAAGTGCTATTCCAAGGAGTAACCACATTTATATATTTCAATATTTTAATTACATTCTTTTCTAAAAGATCTTTATCTTTAAAAAAAGATTTTTCCAATTATACACATCAACTTTTTTTTGAATCCAAGTATTATACTGTAGGAATAAATTCCCATTTGAGGTCATGACAAATTTTTTTCCATATTACATCTTGTTGGTATAACTTTTCTTTTGATTTCAGAAGTGGGAAATATTGTAGGTACGCATCTTCACTCAAAAGTTCACAGAATTTATATAGAACATAGGAATAACTGAGAAAGTTTTTTCTTTCTGTGGGACAGTTGTCATCGAATGGTTTTTGAATATCCTTAAACATTATACGCAGGCATTCTTCTAATTCCGAGGGCATATTAGGTGGCTTAATACCATTCAAAATGTTAGTTATATAAGGTACATGTTCGTAGTATTTATTTAGACGTAACTTTTTCAATAAACTCCTAATTTTTGCATGTGTAATGTCCTCAAGATTTTTGATTTTCATCTTTTTTAGTTCAGTTCTCAGTTGTTCCATAACTTCATCGGGAATGGTGGTTGTTTCCTGTGCTTGAAACTGTGATAACCATTCATTAAAATGATTTTCTCTTTTATAAGAATAGTTTACAATCTTTTCAGAAGTTTCTTGTTCTTCCCGATATGTAAGTTCTTCATTTATGTGAGCTGCAACAACTATACCGCAACTTTCACACACTAGGTCACTTACATTTTGGACGAGTATAATATTACTATCTATACAATTAGGACAAACGGTTTCTGTGCGTTCCATAGGTCTCTGTATATTCTTTTTTTCTACATCTATCAGATAATCTGTGAATATATCTTTTCTTGCTAGACCAACGGTTTCTTTGAGGTTGAAAACGTTATCCGTATGCGTTGCTGCATCTGAATGATCTACTACGTGTCGTTCGATGAAGGGCATACATTTAATGATATAATCAGACATTTCGGATTCATATTTTGATTTGTTAACTGGGTCACCTTTAATAAGGCCAGACCACTCATCTATTTTATTGTTATATCTACTTAAAAAATTACCTTCCATTCTTTATATAAGGATATGTTAACCAAACTTTTAAGTAGTGTTTACTATATTTATAAAAAAATTACCACACCTAACGACTATCAAATCATTTCCGAGGAAATTGAGTATACCGTTAACTATGATATGAAGTATCAGACAGAGGACATATTTTGGAAAGAGGAAAGTAAGGATTGGGATGGCATATTAGAAAATTTTTACGTTAATGCAACAGGGCGGGATTTTAGGAATACACTAGTACCCCAAAATGTCGGGCACATCATTTTACGAATTAACTATTATTTCAATGGTCGTGTATATACCGTTATATCGAATGACCTTAATTTCAAACTAGGTGAATCGGAGAAAGCGTCGATGATTTTTAACATCCCTTTGAGTAGTGTTTGGATAGTAGATCATGATGATAAACCACGTCAAAACATTACTGAAAAGGTGAAACGTTACAGTGGCCCTACACTTGATTTTCACAAGCAGAAGGTTACACTCGAAGATTTTTTATATTATGATTCGCAACATTTACATGATAAGTTCCCTAAAATCATACTTGCAAATGGCATTGGAATGAAAAAAACAATTTCAACCACATCTGGATTTACAACAGATCTTCGGATACCTTAGTTGCTAAGTAAAATTTAAGTTCCCCTAAATTTGCGACGTTATATTTCAAAATAAGGAATCTATTCCCAGTTTCTTGTATAATTTGCACAGACGCACACATACTCGTCGCCTTTGTAAAGATATTCAAGTATTTTAAACTGTATAAACCTGTAATTTTAGGACTTTCTTCAGGGCATTCAATTGAGGTCTCCTGATTAGCAAAATCGCCTTGGCATTGAAGATGTATTGTTTTACCTTCCCTCGTAATCTCAATTTCGGATCCTAGGTTTGACATGTCACGACAAAGTCTCTGGAAGTCAGCCGATGGTAAGGTGGTTAATGTTGACATTTCAACCTCGGGAACTTCAATACGATTTTCATTAATGTCTAGAAGTTTGAGTTGAAATTTGGTACTCGTCTTCTTTGCTTCACTCGTAATTTCAATGTTCATATACTCCTTAGAGTTGATCTCCATCGTGATTACGTCATTATTTGTGATTGTTTTCAGTAGTTTGAATGTATTGGAAATGTTAATACCAGCAATGATTTCTTCTTGATCGCAATGATATTCTTCAAAATTATCACCAGCTAGGAATAAATCAATAAGTGAAGTTCTAGCTGTATCTAAAGTAACAATATACATTCCTTGGGGTCGGAAATAGATGTTTACATCGTTTAATATATCTTTAAGAACTTCAAATGTTGACTTAAAGGCTGAAGCTTGTATTGAAACAAGCTTCATATCTACTGTAAAAAGTGCGTTACATCTTTAACTCTGTATAAGCTTCACCTTTATTTACATCTCTATTGATTTTTTCTTCAAGCTCTTTCGTCATTGCAGGCTGGAGAGATTGACCGTAGTTATCTAGGTAAAAGAGACCGGAGTCTCTCTCGTTGCCATCAATGGAGGACATAGAACACACACTACCACCAAACCCAGCATGTTCTACGTCTTTTTTGGGTAACAGGGAATCCAACCAGTTTTTTATTTCGTTACCAACTAGGATCTTACCATTTTTGGTAAGCATAGTGGGTACGCGGTTGATTTTGTTTGTATACTGTTTAGGTATACCCTGTGTATTTACATTGTGGTAGTTCACAAGTTGTTTCAGTTGTTTCTGCCCGTTAATATACTCGACCAATTCCATGGAGTGTTTACATCTGGGGCTATAAATCAAGAGTGACATCTACTATCTATATGGTAATTTGTAAAAAAAAATTAACGCATTATAGTAAAGATGGATACATTTAAGATTGTTATCATAATCTTAGCTATTTTAGTTATCCTGACTACGATCAGGCGTGAAAATTTCACAGAAACCTTCGGTTTCTCAGGGTATAAGAAACCAGTTGATTATGTAAAACTGAATGATCCCAGCCCAGACTTTTCCAGTTATTCTAAGGTGGAGGCTAATGTCGACCACGATATGATGGAACAGTTTGTAATTCAAACAAACAAGGAGTTGTTTAGACGTCTCGGTTTTTCCACTTACATCATTGAAACCCAAAGTGTGAAGTCTTATGAGAGTTCGTCAGGTCAAATGCATGAGTGCACTTTCATGGTGGTTAGAAATGATGGGTTTTCGTTCGGTTTTGCAGTGATTGCCTCATTCGAGGTTGTTAAGGGTAAACTCCGATTAGTGTCCCTTCGCTCTCAACCATTAAAGGACCAGGCTCCCGACAATGTAAAGGTTTACACAAAGGGGTCCGCTGGTAAAGAATTTATTGACTATAAACTTGTAAATGAAAGTGCGATCCCAAAGGTTGGTGAGTTAGATTCTATAAAAAATAAATTGAGTTAATTGTAATGATCAACATCAATGACATCATAGAGATTGATGATAAAAAGAAGAAGATCAAAAAGGAAATGTATATGAAAATTTACGAACAGTTTTCTTCAAAGATTAAACAATGTGTAGAACTTGGTCATAAACAGGTATTTTTGACAGTACCCTTATTTTTGATTGGGTATCCTGTTTTCGATAGAGGTGCAGCAGCTCGATATATTGCTAGACAATTTGAACTCGGTGGGTTTACGGTTCAGTTAGTAACCGAGTTTGACATTTACGTATCCTGGAACATGTCTAAGAAAAGGAAAGAGCGTGAAGATACCGTGGATGATACAGACTTCCCAAATCTAATGAATCTCAAGAAGATGGCTAACAAATACAGGAGAAATGGTGCGTAGTAAAATATTAATTTAAAACCCAATTAATCATAAATGGATAATTTGAATGTACTCGTCGAAGCGAAGAAGGAGTATCTCGGACAAATGTGTACTATTATGTGTCCAACTATGATTGACGTTTTTAACGACATGTATGATGAAGCGAACAGTCTTTCCAAGGGGCGAAAGGTTCTAATTATGTTTCAAAAGTTACTCAAGGAAGTACCAAATTGGTCGAATGCCATGTCTAAACAACATGGGGAAAACGTCGCTAACCGGTGCGCTTGGTTCAGTGATCTTTTAGCCGCTGTTTTCGTTGCGTGCACTAAAATTCTGTCAGCTGTTCGTCTCAAGGCTGACAACAAAAAGATATCTCTCAAACTCCCAACAAATGAAGTTTTCATTCAAACGTGTTACAACAATATCGCCAAGGATCTTTACAGGGATCCCTACATTTTCCACGAAGATCTAAGCGTTTATAACAGGGATGAAAAACTGACTATTCGTTTTTGCTTGGCGATTGAAAATTCGGTAAAAGAATTGATCCCCGTTCAGCAGATTCTTCAAACGTACATGTCCCAGGATTCTAGGGACATCGATTTGGATGGTGACGTAGAGGATAGTGAGGACCCTGATATCTTCGAAGGACAAGAGGAGGAAATGATTCCGGAACCAGACGGTGCCGCTATGGAGCAAACACCAGAAGAACTCCAGGAAGGGCAACCCATGGAGGAGCACGAACCCGAAAATTTCGAGAATGAGTTTAAAACCATACCAACCGTTCAAACATCTGAACCACCACAAGAGCCTCCAATGGAGCCAGTGGAACCAGTGGCCCAACCGGAAGATGATGTATTATTTGGTGACGCACCAGAGTATCGTACAAAAAATCCCAGGTATAATTAAATGGAACTCTCCGATTATTTACGCGACCCAGTGTACGCAGCTTTAATTGCCGGTGGTACGACAGCTGGTTATATTCATCTCAAAGCGTATTTGAACAACGAAGGAAAATTAGAACTAAACCAATACACCAAACCAGCCGTACTCGTCGCGATTCTCGTATACGTGATCGTACTCAATGGGTTAGGTCAAAAAGAGGTAATTTCTAATGATCCTTTCTAAACTTAAAGATTACACCTTACTATTAAGAAAATGGCTTCCGTTACTGCGTTTAATGACATGATGGGACAATTTCTTGTGGAATTGCACAAGACTTTTCCAGAGGAAAAAAGTATCAAGAAAATGCTTACGTCATTTGATCTTATTAAAAGCACTTCACCCCGTCTCCTTGTTGATGGGTTTATGAAGAGTGTGACCCCATACGCAGACAAGATTTCAGGCAAGGATGAGAAATTTATTCTCAAGGATTCTAAAAACATCGATTTCCTCAACGAGATTGATATGAAAAAGCTTTGGAAGCACATGCAGGAAAGTACGAAGGATGCAGTTTGGCAGTATCTTCAGACACTCTACATCCTAGGTACTACCATTCAATCTGTACCCGAGGATACCTTAAATGCAATTGAGGCTATGGCTAAGGAATGCGCGGATAAGATACAAAATGATGGCGGTGGTGACATTAATCAGGATGCATTGATGAAAATGATGGGAAGCATGTCTGGTATGTTGGGTGGTCTCCCAAAAAAATAAACCTCATCTATATTAAATGAAAGTTTGGTTTGAAGATCTTACACAACTTGTCAATAATAAAAAAATTTTAGACTTCTGGCCTAATAGTAAACAAACACCAGAAGATCGGATCAATGCGGCTTCACGGTTTATCATTTATGCCACGTGTCTCCTTTTTGTTATCCGCCGTGACCCACGTGTATTCGTTCTAGGTATTACTGTTCTCTCGGTCATGTATGTCATGTATAAGGCAAAACTTATCAAAGAGCCTTATGGTACTAAAGAAAATGCAACTTGTCAAAAACCAACGAAGGAGAATCCTCTCGCCAATGTGTTGATGAGTGATTATACCGACGCCCCAAATAGGTTGGAGGCGTGTTATTATGCGACAGCGCAACCCTTGATTAAGAAATTCAGTAGCGACCAAATTTCATATGATTCGGGGCGTTCTCGTTCCACTTTACCGGTTCACAAGCGTAATGCTTTTGAGCGTCAGTTTGTTACCGCCCCAGTGTCAACAATTCCAGGCGATCAGACAAAGTTTGCGGAGTGGTTGTATGGCGCGAAGGATAAGAAGATGTGTAAGAGTGATGGGGGGTCGTGTGATCCCAATGCGAGAGGGGTTCAGTTAAATGCATTCTCAGGTCTAGGGTCAAATGGAGACAAAAGGTCGGGAATGCATGGTGGAACAGTCTAGCTTAGATTAATATTCTCATGTAATAATAAATGGCGTATCAGCTCCAACCTGGTCTTTCTATTGTCGACAATAAAGGTGCTCTCCCCTCCGTGAGAGCTACCGATGAAGTTTTCGTTTACCCTCAGCCCAGCCACTTGAATAATGGTTCTCGGCCCAATACGATGTTATACGGCACTGCCCCCTACATGGCTGGTAAGGGTGCTCCCGCCAAATACATTGACACTTCCGATGAACTCCGACCCCAATCCACTTCCCGTTTCAACAAGACTATCGTTCAAACATACGAACGTAATCTCTTCCCTCTTATAAACACGGAATGCAAGGTCCCCCTCCGTTCCATGAAATATGAACCTGCGAGTACCCGCGCGGACCTCCAAAATGGCCTTTTCCAGAAAAGGTATGTTAATAAAAATGTCAGTAAGAAATAAGAATGGCTGATCCTATATCAATGTTAGCTATAGCTGGTCTCGTTTACGCTGGACGAACGTTAAGTACTAATTCTAAAACTGAAAAATACAGCCCAGAAGCGAAAGTTGTATTAGCGAATGACGGGGCAGGACCTGCAATCCCTCCACCATTTAAGGAAAATAACTTTGTTTCCCGTGTGGAAGTTCCTGCCAAGAAGGAGATGGAAAATTTCGCGGATATTAGCCGTCAACAGAGGAGTAGTGGTCAGGAAGTTCTCGATATGCGTGGTCGTATGTTCGACCATGGGCGCATGAACAATCTTTCCCCAGTGGAAAAACAATTGGTTGGTCCAGGTTTGGGTGTTGACTCAAATGTACCAGCTGTCGGTGGCTACCAACAAATGTTTAGGGTTAACCCTATCAATGTAGGTGAATACCGTTTAACAACTTTACCAGGGCGTAGTGGTCCAGCTGCCGACATCACTGGTGGGCGTTCCGCTAAGGTGGGTCAGTTGACACATAACAAACCTGAGACAACGACATATCTCCCAACTCGATTACCTACCATGGCTGGACGCGCCCAGGGAATGACAGGTGTTGTACCACGCAACGAGCATGAACGAACCAAAAGAACCACTAACCGTTCCGAAACCGGTACACGTAACGATGGTTTGGGTTACAATGGTGCTAAACGTCTGGTATCAGCACAAACTTTAGCCCAAGATCCTACCCGATTCAAGGCTGATCGCAATGACGAACAATACAAGTATAACAACCAACCAGCACCCGGTATTCATAGTTTCCATGGTGCGTACACTAGTGGTGTTGCGAGTCAGGTTACCGCCAAGACTAACGAAGAGTTGATGAAGTATGGTTTCCGACCCGAAGATCGTCGTGGTAAACCAAACCGTATGGGTAATGCTGGTCGCATGAATGTTAGGGAGAGTGCCTTGAAGCAAGGTGGTGCACTTACCGCAGTCAGGAGTGATACTACCCGTCTTGATGGACGTGTTAACGCTGCAAACGGTGGTTGGACCCAACAATACCAGTCCAAAACATTCCATCAACTCAACCCTTACAAGGGTAATGAAAACCCAAACTCCAGGCGTCTCGATATTGCTTCGAAACAATTGCAGAACAACCCCCTTTCCCATGCCCTTTATCGTTAAGTTGTCGATTTAGATTGTTGAAAACAATCATTAAAATATTATACCCGTATTTTAATGAAGGTTCATACACTTAATATAGATAGTAGTCAGCGTGAATCGAATGTGTATCTCCACGCGAATAATTACGTTGTTCGTTTAAAAAATCCAATTTACGACGTTACACAGTTTAAACTTGTGTCTGCTCGTATCCCCACACCCCAATTGATAACTTGCGCTACAAATAAGACTTTCAGTGTGAATGGAACCGATTTTACGTTAGATGAAACGAATTACCCAACTGGTACAGAACTTGCTTCAGATTTAGACACGAAATTGGCTCCACCGAATAGTAACGTTGACACTGTTACGTTTGATTCAGACACAGATAGTTTGATATTCTCAAATACAACAGCTGGAACTCATAACTTTACATTTGAGTTCCTAGATGGAACGAATGGATATTCAGATAAATCGTCTTTATTAACAACACCACACCAAGTGTTAGGATTTACGTCTAATACACACACATCAGTCGATAAGGTACTCAGATCGGGTGCTATTAATCTCGTTGGACCAAATTCTTTAGTACTAAAGGTTACAGCTGGTTCTGATGAGTTTACACAATCTATCTATACCTCTACACCCTTTTATACAGGTCATATTCTTCTCGATGGTACTAAATTTATAAATGTAAATGGTTCAGATGATTCAATCGTACACCATTTTCATTCGGGTCCACAAAAATTGATAGATGAACTTAAGATTGAATTTTTCTACATGAGCCATGGAAGACTTATTCCTTATGATTTCAGAAATCAAGATCATATATTGAAATTTGAAATACAGGGTTCTACGAATAAGTTGGAAGGTTTAACGAAAGTTCCTATTGATAAATTCGATAAAAAGAAAGGTGAGAAGGGAAAAGAAACTACAGAGAAAGTAAAGAAGCCCGAAAGTGAGGTTCTTTATAATCGAGAAGTATTTATTTACATTGGAATTATTGTTTTCATTGGTATACTGTTGATGTTCCTTATGAAAGGAAGCTCACCACCGCTTAGCGAGTGATCGCATAGACTGGTTGAGCTGGCTTGGATACGCGAGTAGAGACGGTGGAGACCATCATGTAGACCGCGATGGAAAGCAGAGTGGTGAGAACCGCGGTGAGAGCGTACTGAGCGCCACCGTTCTTGGGTACCTTAATGACCTGGCTGATGATGAAACGGACAACATCCATCCACGACAGCGCCGCCGCGAAGGAGAAACCGGCGACAATCGCGTTAAGAGATTGGGTTTCGAGCTCCTGAGTAACTAGGGTGACAGTTTGCATAGCCGCCTTCATTGTGAGTAATATACTATATACCACGAAAATTATTCATTCTGGTAATAATTCTTCCTTATCGATTTTTTTGTATCGCGTTTTCTTAATATTTTTAGAGTTTGAGAAGAGTTGATCGTCGCCTGATATCTCACCACTCGAGCTACTACCATCCGAATCATCTGAATTACCATATAAATGTAATTTTAGACTCGAATCATCAAAGTTCCAACCATCAGGTTCCCATGTGCTCATTACTATTAACAGCATTTTTTAACAACTCTTCTGTCGGGTTCTGAGGCACCCACACATCCCAATTGTCATAGGCTTCGTTGACACGGAGAAATACAGGATCACTCCCCGAATATCGTTCAAACGGCGGACAGTCTTCTGGTGAATCTACATCAATTTCTTCGTCTGAATAATCTGACTCCACCTCATCGTAAATATCTGGAAACGAAGGACCTATAGTGTCTCCAACTGTATACATGACACAGTATCTCATCGCATATTTCATATCTTCAGAGAGAAGTGTATCTCTTCCACATGCTTTGGAGTATTCGGCTGCAAGTAAAGTGCTTTTTTCTATAACAGGTAACATGAGGTTAGTCATGGTTTCAATGTATTGTTCCATCATACTGTCACCCCCTCCCCCACCAAAACCAGTTTGCATATTCATCTTTAGTATTTAAGATTAAAAAGACTTTGCGCAATTCCCTCACGTACACGAAGAATGTTATGATTTACTGCGTAGACTTTAATCTGTCTCGCGAAATCGGGACAATCTGTGAGATTTAAGTAAAGTTTCTGTTCTTTTACATTACTTAGGTTTACTTGTCCTGTTGGGTAACATTCTTCTGGTTGTAAAGCAAAACTATAGGAATAGAATCTCCTGATGAGTTGTGTTTTGGAATGATGTATAGCCGCTTGTACCGCCTTGAGAAAGATTACATTACCTGTATCCTGTGTAATTATATCCTCACCATCAAATGAAAGTGTGAGGTAGTTTAGATTTTCGTAAAGTATACGCTTATTGTTTGCAGTTATAGATGTATTGTCATAGTCAAATGGTGTCACAAAATTACCCTGATAGTTACTATTTGCTATGGTGGGGTTCGAATTATACGATCCAGCATTTACATTACTACCTTGGCGCTGAATTACAAAGTAAAGTTCTTTGACAGGGTTTATTAAATCGAGATTAAACGTCGCCTCGTTAACACCAGCTCCAACATCATAAACGTTTTGTTGTATCTGTGTAATCACATAGTCCTTTTTCATCTTTTCCATTTTACGTTTTTCAGAATTATCCAAAAATACAATCTCACTACATAGTTTAAAATCTTTTACATGTAATGTTGATGTCAATGTTTGATAATCACCACTCGTTGATACAATCATATCCTGTGCCTCCCTAAGCTTAAACTCAATTTCTACTTCTTGTTTTTTGATAGCACACAAGGGTATGGCAAGTTCTGGGTGATTGTAGAAATAAAAAGGTAAGTCAACGAAGAAATTCTCATCCGACGAAGCCCCTAATGTGCCATGTATAATGATACCTGTATTACCAGACCCACCTGTGATTACTTCACTAACTCTCTTGTCATTTGTTCTAAGTGGGTATTTACCGATAAGTTGCTCGAGTGCTTTCTGTTTCGTTTGGGTAACGAAATGTTCTGAATAAATCTGAAGATAATCACTGTGGACTCTCTGAATTATGGTGCCACCTATGATGAGATCTACATACTCAATTATTGCATGGCCGGCAGATTCTATGTATACAGGATTACCTGGAATCTCCGGGAGTGTAAACTTCACACTCAATGTTTTTAACAGATCACCCTGATTTTGAGGAATCTTAAATCGTACCCTTTTTCCAAAATCGGCTACATTTTCTGGATCTATGTCGTTGTACTGTGTCGAAAAGTTTGAATGTTTCTTAAAAGCTTCTATGAAATGGCTGTAGTCTGGGTTTCTCGTGAAATACCTATCTTGAGACCCAGATGCCATAAGCTGAAGTTGACCAGCCATTACTAATATAACTACCTAAAATTTTAAACCAGCTAAACCACTTTCAAATCTCAAAATGTTGTAATTAATTGCGTACACACGCGTATGGTTGAAGTCTGTATCATTCGCTGGTGTAATTTCAAGTGTAAGGAGTTTATGAGATATACGACTCATATTAACTTGACCCGTTGGGTAATACACCTCGGGTTTTAAAGCAAATGAGTACATTCCAAACTTGGAGAGTGTCGATGCTTGTGGAGAGTTTATGTGGTGTTTGAAAGATTGTTCGTATGTGAGAAATAAATCATTTTGATTAAAAACAACTTCATTGTTAAATCGAAGTTCTGCATTTTTAATGACATTGTAATAATTGGATCTATTTAGACGAACTGCTGCATCAGATTGTGAAACAAAGAACAATTCTTTTACAGGATGTGAAAAATTAAGTAATACAGACTTCTTGTTTTCACCAGGTTCCATTTTAAATTTTGCAAGTTGAAGCTGTGTAATCACATAGTCAATTGGTCTAGATTTCAGAAACCCTTTCTCTTCGTCAGTTAAGTACACAAACTCTGTATCTAGGGAAAACTTATTAATTGATGCACTGATACTAGCTGGTGCACCATTGTGAACTAATTCACTCAAGGGCTTTAGTTTAATCCTAACTTCTACAATCTGTTTTGTGAGGGCACACGTTGGTATAGAAAGACTGGGATTTCTATAAAAGTAGAATGGGATATCCATAAAGTATGGATATTCACCTGTGTACGACAGTAAATTACCATGCCCGTTTAAGAAATAGAGGGTTTGTTCTATGTCGTCATTTGTATTATGAAGTTGTTGATACATGTAAATGTATTCGCCTGTGATCTTTTCAATTGTTTGACCCCCTATAACAAGCTCAGCATAATCAATCATGTGACTTATGATGGATCGAGACCACACGTTTACAGTTGGATTCAGATCAGAGAGTGTAACCTTAAGGGTAAAGTTTTTAATAAGATCACCCTTGTCGTTCGGTATTCTACATGTGAGTAGATTATCGAAATCTATCTTTCCATTAAATTGACTTTCCACATAATCGAATGAAAATTTAGTATGTCTCTTGAAATTCATCAGGAAATATGAAAACTGTGGTGTACCAGTGAGCCATTGATCTTGGACTCCCTTACTAGCAAGTCTTAATCGACCAGCCATTCCTACTGTATATGAGTAAAATTTTGCTAAATAAAACGAGACACTATAATAGAATGAATCTTCAATTGAAGAAATTCAAACCCGAAAATATAGCAGATGATAGGGTTTGTGTTTTTATAGGCAAGCGTAATACAGGTAAATCAACTCTTGTTAAAGATATCATGTACCATAAGAAACATCTCCCAGCGGGGATAGTTCTTTCTGGAACAGAAGAGGGGAATCACTTTTATTCCGAGTTTATTCCCGATCTATGCGTATACGGTGACTACGACAGAGACGCGATGGAAAGGGTGATGACTAGACAGAGAAAACTGGTTGGTGAAGGTAAAAAAGATTGTGGGGCTTTCATGCTACTGGATGATTGTATGTATGACCCTAAATTTTTAAAGGATACATGTGTTCGACAATGTTTTATGAATGGGAGACACTGGAAGATATTCTTCATGTTGACAATGCAATACGTGATGGATCTCCCACCAGCTCTACGAGCAAATGTTGATTATGTTTTCATTCTTCGTGAAAATATTATCCAGAATAGAGAAAAATTATACAAATCATTTTTTGGAATCTTCCCCAGTTTTGACATGTTTTGTAAGGTGATGGATGCATGCACCGAGAATTATGAATGTTTGGTACTGGATAATACAGTGAAATCAAATAAAATACAAGACTGTGTGTTCTGGTACAAAGCCACTGTTCGGAAAAATTTTAGGGTCGGTAGTCCTCAATTATGGCAAATGCATAAAAAAATGTATAACCCCAAACATGTTAGTCAGACAGACAGGGAGAATGACGCCAAAAAGGCTACGAAAAAAACCAGACTTACGATTACCAAGAAAAAATAGACTGCGTCACTTAACACGTCAAGAAAAAATGGGGATATATTAACATGGCTTCCGATCAAGTACCCACAATGAATCTCTTTGATGACGGTGAAGGTATGGTACCATTACAATTGGATAAACCTTCCACAGCGTTTAAACAACCCGAAAAAAATATGAGTACATATAAAGATACGATGGACTCTACACCTATTAATGACATTATGATGGAACCCCCTTCGATGACCGAGGATCCCAGGGTACAAGGTGTCATGCCTCAAATGGTTGCCGCTCAACCCCAAGCTGCCTTCAGCGCCCCTCCCCAAACTAGAGCGAAAGAATCCGCTCCGGAAAGCAAAAACCCCTTGAATCTTACTGACGATCAACTTACTGCTCTCGTAGTAGCCGCATGCACCGCAATTGCTGTCAGTAAACCCGTTCAAGATAGGCTTGCGACCTCTATCCCCAAGTTCCTTAACGAACAAGGGGGTAGAAGTATGATTGGTTTGGCTACCACAGGTGGTATTGCCGCGATCATTTTTTTCTTAACGAAAAATTATATTATTAAGGCTTAACCTTGTACCATGTTGTTGTAGATCGAATTGTCTACACCACTGAAGTACGTAATTAAAGCACCACCGACGAAAGCACCGGCGAGAACGCCACTCAACTCCAAATGCTTCTTTCTATCACTCTTATGAAAATTCTTGACTGTACCCTTAGAACGCTTCCACATTTCATTCACACCGAATGTGATGATGAGAGCGAGGACGGTAGCCATGGCAAAGAAAGAGCGATCGACTGCGAGACGGGGGAAATCACCGACGATGGCACGAGCGGCGTTGGGAATAACAACAGTCAAGAAAACGAGGTTGAGGTAGTAGTTATCGGAGTGTTTGGGAACTTGTGTCACAGCAAAGAACACAATCCATGAAAGTAAAGCCGCTAAGAGATCATTAACGGGTGTTTGCATTTATCATATGAGGAGATAATTATTTATCCTGAATATACTGACCACAAAATTTGGTCTTATCCGCTAATCTGGTATATACCCCAATCGATTCACATATTCCTCTCAACTCTGTAAATTGTTCCCAAAAGTTTTTGGAGTGATCCCATTCAGGTACTGTACTATGTGTGAGTTCATGGATAAGTACATGCATAATTTCATTCGCATCCCCATCTAGACAAAGGGTTATGTCAGCACCCTTATTAACGTTGTACCCAACAGTTCCGGTCATTTTTTTCAAACCAGTGATGGGAATAGGAGTTACTAATACGGCAAACTTTTTGTTGTTTGTTTTTTTCAAATGTTCCCTGAGAGTACGGTATCGCTCCTTGACCTCTAGGAGTTCCTTGGGTTCACGTGTGTTGAGTAGAATCAATATGTTAATTAAAAATAATACAAGGAAAGATATCATCTATTATATACAAAGATAAATTTACTATACAACTCTGAGATTGGATTCCCCACCAAACCTTCCCAAAGTTGTAATCTAAAACCAAGATCTTCTAAGTGGGTCACCAACAAGTCTTTGTACGCGACTGGTTCAGATTTTGGTCCATCTGCGTAATAAGGTGTATCTATGAGGTTTACAAATAACTTTTCACCAAACCCACCATTTCCATGGTCTTTGAGTTTGAAGAAGTTTCCTGTATCATCCTGAAGTGGTGTTTTGAATATAATCTTCTCCGAATCCGGAATAATACCAATAAGGTATCCACCCGGTTTTATGCGTTTTTTAATCTCATTAATCGAACTGAAGAACTGCTCTCTCGTTTTAAAAATATAATGCAGTGAAAAATTAAAACACATGACATCAAATCTTCGTTTAGGGCAGTTATGAATATCACCATCGTAAAAGTTTACCCTCAAGTGCATGTTTTTTGCACGGGATTTAGCTTCTATGAGAGCAGTTGGTTCGGGATCACACATGTTTATATTTACACCACACTTGTGCCATTTCTGTAAATCACCACCAAAACCACAACCCACATCCAAAATATGTTGCCCCGTTTGGCATATACTCTGTATGAGTTCACGTTTTGCCTCATTATGATTCTTACGAATCTCTTCCATTCTCAGTTTATAGATGTATTCTTTAATCTTATATCTATTACTTAGGGCTTAAAGTTTAAAGTTGTATGAAATGTATAATGTCTCTCGAAACTGACTATACCACCGTTCCCGGGCAAGTCTTTGCGTGTATCTCTATTATTGGACCCGAGTGTCCTCAGAAAAGCGATAAATTCGGTATTAAGCTCCGTGGCGCTTTCGGTACCCGCGACGAAGCTGCCAATCACGCCAAGCGTCTTCAGAAGGAAGATCCCACCTTTGATATCTATGTTGTGGAGCAATACAAGTGGCTGTTGATCCCCCCTGACTCGAGTAAGATTGAGGACGTGCACTACACGAATGAGAAGCTCGAAGAAATCATGACTGGTTACAAGGATAATCAATCACAGGCTACTCGCATGTTTAACGAACGTAAGCAAGGTATGATGGAGGATAAGGTTCGTTATACACCCGGTGATGAGAACTCACAGTTTTACACTAAACCTGATGAGGCTCCAATTCCTCACCCCGCTGAGATTCTCGAGCGTCTCAAGAAGGAGAAGCCTGATACACCCATGGAGGATCTTGTTTCAGAAGCCGATTCGATTGTTGCTAAGGAGATTGAGGCTCGTAAGGCGAAACGTTTGGAGGAAGATGCGAAGTCGGTCGCTGACTCTACCATCGGTAAAATCGAAGAGAGTCCAGAAGATGGTGAACCAGAGGTTTCTTCTGAGTAAATAATTTTCATACCTAATAATAACATGATAACTACATTCGTGACTGTCGTTATTGTCAGTACGTTCTTTATTTTGTTTTTTGCAAGCTATGATACAAAAAGCAAAAATGAAAAGAAAAAAACCAAAAAAGAGCCTGAAGCGAGTACTACAGCTGGGTTTATCAAGGATACATATAGGGATCCTTACATCAATCATTTTATTCCTCCAAAAGTTGGAAATATAGGGACATTTGTGGCACACTCAAGTGTACCTGAGAATAACTGGTTGCATGGTTTTCCCCATAAAAAAGCCAAGTAAAAATACTGCAAATGCAATGATCCACGTTGACTTGTCAACATTTCTAAATAAATCGAAAGATTCTCGGTCTTGAGACTGATAAGGTGTCTGTGGGTAATTACTCATTTCAGACGGATGAAAGTAATACTCCTCTTCGTGAGGTTTATCATTAATTTCCTCCTTCTCTTCGGGTACATTTTCAAGAATGGGGTTATATTCAATGGGGTTACCAATGTCGGTTTCCATTTTTTAATATAGAACGGTTTTTTTTTAAGCGTCTTCTTCCTCACTTTCACTTTCATCGTCTACTACAAAATCCTTCAAATTACCATTTTCATCTGCATCCTCACCTTCATCACCATCATCTTCACTCTCGTCATATAATTCATCGTCTGTGTCAATATCAGAATCTATGTCATTATCCGTGTCGTGTTCCTCGGCACAATAATCATCTTCTAGTACTTCTTCTGTGGGTTGAAACAAGACAGGTTTCTTTATATTCCTTCCTGAGCGAGTAACTAAAACAACCATTTGAGTATTAAAGTCAATTATTGTTTAAGTAGTTTTATAAGACTATTGTCTATTAATACATGCGTTCTCGCATTACTTTTCTTCCCCTTACACAACGGGCATTGCTGTGTTATCTTATTACCTTTGATAACATAAGACATTACAGTATCGGGGTGTTCCCCCTTGATAGATTCACAATAAGATGATGTTGTTAATGCCACTTGATTTGTTTTATTTCTCTTAATGTTTACGACATTTGTATCTGATTGACCTGGTATGAATTTCTGAATAAATGATTGTAGTAATGGCTTTATTTCACACTGTTTAAGTTTCGGTTTGTCAACGAATTTTTTAATTTCCGGACACTTCTGAAGGTCTTCCTTTTTAGGATAGAGGCGTTCGATTATATTCGGTGGGAGTTCGTGTCTACGCCCACAAAAATCTTTACAGAATCCGTCTCTCCTCTCCCGTATGGTCTCACATCGACAAAAACACTTCTGTAGAATTAACTTACCACTGATGATAAACCATACATGATTTGAGCCATGTTCTCTTCGTAGATTCTCACAGTAATTTGAACTCGTAGCAACTAAAAATGTAGTCTTATTTTGAAAAATTTTATTAATGAAAGCGTTCGATTGTCCTTCCATGTTTTTGCGAACAAATGTTTCTATATGGGATTTCAGTTCTTCATCTTGTAGTTCATCCTTCGTTTCTTCATTTGTAAATGAACCCTCTCTCACAGGCATAGATGGTGGTTGAATAAATACATTTTGAGGAGCATCTGTTCGAACTGCAGACATCTTTAGAATCTCAACACTCGGACTGGAGTCTACACGTATGATAGTACTCAATGGTTCGGGTGTATACATGAAAACGGGGAGGTATGCCAATTGATTTACTTTACCATTTTCACACCCCGTGCATCCCCTACCACTACACGCGTCGTGTTTAGCTTTCTTGTACGACCAAGGCATCCTAAAACCACTCCCCTTGGTTTTCCGATGCATGTCACCGTAAACAGAGGCATCTATAATCTCATTCCAATCAACGGAACTCTTAGCTTTCGAAAGTGCTATAAGAACGTGTTCTCTCAAAGCGATCGCCGATACTTGATCTACAACATAATTAGGCCAATTTAGATGTACCCCAGTCTTTATCAAATTCCCAGCTTTCTTTGGTGGTGACACAGAAATGAGACAATTTTTACCACCATGACGCTTGACCTTGTCACATATGATCTTACACACAGATTTGATTTCCTCAATCGAGAGAGCCGTTTCATCCTTGTAGTCGATATCTATGAAAAAGTTATACGTAGGCGTTTTCTGTTCCACGACAAACAGTTTTTCACCCACCTTAATAGCTTCTATATATTTGTCATAGAAGTCATTCAATTTATCAAATGGCACGGAAAGGACGCCGCCGTCCATGAGCACATGTGATAGATTGGTTGCACCATTGATTTTTTGTGAAACACACCAATTTTTAAACATATTTATTTATGGGTCATCTTCTCTAAACCATTTCATACATGAAACATCCTGGAAGATCTTACTCTCAGATAATTCTTTTTTTATAACTAGAAGCTCATAAACAGTCTTCTCTTTATTTTCTTCTTTCCATTTCTCAATTTCTTCTTCACACATTCCACGGTTCTTGTCTAGTAGTTGCTCGATCTGCATTAAGATGAAAGCCTTGGACTTCATTATTTAATAGAGAAGGTTTTTCTATTCAAAGAACTTATACACGCGTAGAATTCTGGATTCTTGATTATATTGTCAACAATCATTTTCCATCGTCTTCGTCCATTGTATTCCTCGAGTGTATCAAAGCTCATAAAGTCGTTTTCGTCGTATGTTTTTTTATATGGTTGGTGTAATGCCTTTTTCACAGATGTTTTCTGTTTTTCTTCATAAAACTTCCGTGTAAATTCTTGTTGTTGAGACTTTGTGTAATTGACGAAGAATATAAAGACATTATATTCCAAATCAACAGTTGGACTTTCTTTATGTATAAACTTAAAATCAGTATACTGACCGCTTTTTAATGATATAACCCCCCGTGTTTCCTCCTCCAATTCCCGTAAAGCACAACGAATAGGGTTATAAATTTCCCTTCGCCTGCACCCTCCTGTAACGAAAATCCATTCCTTAAATCTCCAATCTCTTACTGTAAGAAACTTAGGCTTCCCATCCGCAAAGCTGACTGGTATTGCTATCGCTTTGTACTTTTTCATTGCGCATTCGCAAGTTATAATAAGCCGATATGTTTATTCGACCATTTTTTCCTCTTCGGGGCTCAGTTCCGACAATTCGTCGTCATCTGGGCTAGTACCATCAATCCCGTTCAACTTATCCATGACATCCTCTGAAAAATCCCTCAATTCATACAACTCCTCTTTGGTCTTATTCAGCTCACGGAGTAAGAAAATCACACCGACGACACAAACGACGGTGGCAAACATCATAATATTTTCGTGGTTAAGAGGAATCATTTATACTCTATCATTTCACTTTCTTTTTAAGCAATTGTACCCATCTTAGCTCTCCCTGAAGGAGGGCACTCGTAGGGACTTTGTCCAAACTGAACGGCTTGGTAATGCGTATTTTCACAAGTTTTATCCGTCGATGGTGAAGGTTGACCGATAAACTTTTCGAGTGTCCTGGATTTAGGATCGTACGTCAATACAAAAACGATGGCGAGAAAGAAGACAATAGTCCAAATCATTATTACTATTTAGTTAGAATATAAAAGACCACCCATACCATTCTCGATACGGAGAATGTTATAGTTTACGGCGTAGATATCCTTGGTTACCGAACGGTTATCGTTGACGATACGAGCGGAATCGAGACGGGAGAAGTTGAGGTTCCCGGTGGGTTGCAACTTACCAGTCTCAAGGCAGAATGGGTAGGTGAAAAGCTTGGTCCCGGGAGTCGAGTTACCATGGGAAGTGTGGTAGTAGAGAGGAACCGAGGTGTAGTTGGGGTTCGCAAACTTGAAGTCGGACACATCGGTGCCGTTAATTTGGAGCTTGAGCTTGTTGTCATCGTTGAGGATGGAGAGGGCCGAGGAATCCGCCGACGCCAAGTACTTGACCGGGTGGTTGAAGTTGAGCTCCTGTGTTTTGGAACCCGAAGAGATCGCCTTTTGAACCTGGGTGATAAGCATGTTTTGGGGCTGGGAAGCAAACACATCACGCTCCTGGGTATCGAGGTACGCGTAGTTGGCGTAGATGTCCCACTTTGAACCAGCGGCGGCAGCACCCCAAGTGATCCTAAGTTCAACATCATGATACTGGAGTGAGATCAAGGGTAGAGCGGTCTGCCAGTTTTCACAGAATGCGAAACGGAGAGGATAGAAACGCTCGTTGGTGGAGCCACCGTAGAGATCACCAGCCACCGACTTTGACGAAGAGGTCGCGGAAAGGGTGGGTGCAATGAGAGTGGAGTAGGTAGAATCTTGTTCATCAACGAGTTGACCCCCGATAAGGAGTTCAACCTTGGAGATCACAGTGGTCCAATCAGGGATTGTGTTACTCGCGACACCAGTGTTGGGTACGAGGTAGACATAGTTGAGCATATCACCCTTGCGCTCGAAGCGGACAGTGGACATGCCATGGTTGGAGACGTTGCCTTGAATGACCTGACGTTCGACAGTTTGGGAGAAATTGGTGTGGCGTTTATAGGTGGACCTGAAGAAACTGACCTCGGGCTGACCCACGAGGTGGACGTCCTGAGCACCGACGGCTACGAGTTGGGCAATACCACCAGACATTTTATAATATAGTGAGACTTTATTTTTAAGCCTAAACAAACTTCGACGAATCTGAGGGATTCGTGGGAGAACGGGAGGGACAATCGACTGTGTCGATTGGAACTTAGACCACATTCGCGGGCCAAATTGGGGCTGTGGGCCAAGTGACTACCAATTGGCCATTTTCATCATAAGTAGGGGGTGAAGTAATTGGTAAATCTCTGAGTGCTTGTCTGTATGTTCTCCATGCTTGTTTTATATCAGTCGATGGAAATGGATAATCTTCTGCCATTAAGAAGTCTGTAGCACTCAGTTTAGTATTTCGTTGAAGACGAAGTTCCCTGACAGGTTTAGCTGCACGAAATTCTCGGAGTTTGGCCTCGAACGCCTCTTTCGAGGGTTTTTCATACCCTTCTGGAAATATTATTGATTCATATGTATCACTTGAATGCCATTCGGGTGGGACCACGTCGTATGACCTTATAACCGCGCTAACATCCATCGTAGCTTTTAAAAATGAAGGATCCATTATTTAATATAGAACTATAATTAAATTATCCAATTTTGTAGATACTGAGTGGGCCCCAACCACTATGAAGGTCGAGGTGTGCGTCCGTAACATTTCCCCGAAGGATTATTTGCAATCTATCACCTTTATTACATAAATGTGTCTGTTGAAAATGGTAGGATTGATATGCATTGTCCCTGTAGGGTGTATGCATGTCATTTGCAGAACCAGCGTCAAGTTGAGCACCAGCGCTATTGTATCTTCTAACCTCTACATACATAAAACCCGCTTCCGCAGAATTTGGGAAGCACAACAAGCCACCATGTACCATATAAACACCAGCTACGGGACAATTGTATGCATTGGAACCGGTCCAAGCACTTGTATATGATCCTGCTATTGAATCATATTGTATAACCAATAGCGATCCTGTAGTCGACCCATTAGTATTCTGACCATTACGATTACCCCGAAACCAATATTGGTAATTATTCATATTTCCACCCACTGTAAGATCACCTGTAAATCCACCGGACCCCCTCACATCCAATTGGGCTTCAGGGACTTTCCCGATGCCGACGGCCGTGTCGCTGATGACCATGGACCGCCCGGTTCGGCCCAACCGGTACAACTTTTGGACCTCCGAGGCTTCGAGGGCGGCCTTATAAAGTTTGAAGTTAGAGATATCACCAGCAAGACCTTCACTGTAACCTGTTGTTGAATTAGTTCCTAGAGTGAGTGGGGGGTTCGCCGGATCAAGTGAGCTGAACATACCAGTGGTAGTTGTGACTGTACCCTTTAAAATACCGTCTACGTAAAATTGTCTCGTTTTTGTGGCGGCCGTGTATGCACCGGCCAGGTGATACCATCTATTTGCTTCAACAGCTTCACCCGTTATTAAATCATTCCCCCATAAAGTGAAATTAAACTGATTGGGTCCATTAGAGGCCGCCGAAGTTGACCCCGCTATATAAACACCGAGATGTTCTGAAGTTCCACGGTTGCCAAAATCGAAGACTCCTCTCCATGCACTCGAAGTTGCGACATCTGCCTTAACCCATACAGAAAAGCTCAAGTCTGTGTCGGTATTTAACGGGAAAGGTGTAGTACTTGACAGCCTTATATTACTACCATTCGTCCCAGTAAAACTAAACGCCTTATCCGCTGCCGAATACGTCGCCCCAACTAGGGTCCCATGATTCCCCTGCCCCGAGATATCTGTGGGTGAGGAATTGACGGTGGTATCGAAATCCACCACCAACTTCTCCGGCCTAGGGGTTTCCGTATCCACGTCGTACCGAGAGATGCGGGGAACATCGAGGGACCGCCCTAACGTGAGCGAACCCTTGTCCAGGGTCGTGGGGCCGGGGGTGCCGAAGAATTTGAGATCACGAATACTGACACCAGCGGTGGAGCCGGCCACACGCCTCGTTATCACGATAGCAAAATATTTATACGGACGGGAATCTGTAATATATGCCACATAAGGGGTTGTATCATTCGCCGGTCTATCAGTGACATTATGGATCGCTGCCCATTCATCTGATGGGTTACACTTTGCATAATAAACACCTCTGTCCCATACATGTGCGCCGCTGATTTGTTGCCAAAACTTTATCTGTTTTAGAACGATTTCATACGGCATTTCTAAAACTATGTAGGCACCCTTGACAGTTTCTGACGCTAATCGCGTTGAACCATTATATTCACCAGTGCCATTGTATTCACTTAAAGTGTCCGAATACCACACGTAGTTCGTCGCGGTGTCATCAAAGGCCTTCCATGCGGGATAGTCTACATGTGGTTGGAAGCCATATGCTTTAAAAACACCGTGGCCCTCCACTAATGTTTCGTAGCCCGTCAAGGCCCTAGGAGGATACTGTTGGAGCCTTTCATCTCCCGCGAGTTCCAATTGGCCCGAGGGTTCGGCGACCCCGATGCCTAGGTGTCCCTTGTAGAGGGTCACGGAGGAACGGGACCCCAAGAAATAGTCTTTTTGGTAGTCGTAGAGTTCCTTGATTTGGTCGGCCTTCAGGGCCTTCGAGAAAAAGCGGAAGTTCGCCATTTTAAAATTGGCGTGCCTCTCAATAGTTCCAAGATAGTTACGAGCACCTAAAACAAGGGGTGCAGAAGCAGAAATAGATGATAATGTTGTACCACTTCCCGTAGCTGCGAGTTTGTTATTGATGTATAAGTTTATGATACCCCCACTTGATATGAATGTTGCGGCTACGTGTACCCATTGGTCTTTATGTACGACATTATCACTCGTTTGAGCGACGCCGCCGGGGGCCCCCCATACAAAAGCTCTAAATACTCCACCAGCTGTTTCAAAATTTATACCAATCGATGTCCCAGTATCTCCCACCCCAAAAGTGGCAATATAATCATCAGCTCCTATGGTACCAGGTTTTATCCATGTTGCCATCGTATATCCACTCGAAACTGTATGACCCGAAAATGTTCCCTGTATAATATCATTTGAACCATCAAAATTGAACGATTCAATACCACCAGTCTCATCTAAAGTCGCTCCCGTGACGGCCCCATTTTGGTCGCCACCCGCTAGGTCGGTCACGGTGCTCGGCATCGTCGTCAAATCCTTCGCATCATAGTAGACCTCCAACTGGGTCCCCGTGGTCCCCGGCACGTTATACACGGACTTTAGGGTGGTGTCTAGGGAACTGTCACCTTCTTCGTGGCCGTAGAGTTCTAATTCACCTATAGCAAATTCTGTGTCGTATGAACCACCCCCAGCTGTGTTATCACATAATAAACGGAAATAGTTATAATACGAAGCCATATTCGTGTCGGTGTAAATTTGTGTATATTGTCCAGTCGTAAGACTAATACCTGTAAAACGCTTTAATGTATACCAAGTAGTTCCATCATTACTCCCGACTAAGACACCGTCGCCAGGACCCCTTACCCCCAAATTCAAAGATGGGTGTGGCTGTGGCCAGTAGTGAATGTATTCAATTTTAACTCTCGTGGGTAGTTTGATTTGAAGCCATTCACCATAATATTGTGTTCCCGACGCCATTACTCCATGAGTGGTAACTCCGTAATCACCGGTGGATGTGGTATACGTGGCCAGGGAACGCCATGCATCCAATTCAGTATTCGGGATACCATTAAATGCTTCGTATGGTTCGTAATTTCCCTGATTTGATGAGGCTGATGCCACATACCCACCAATTGAGTTTACAGTCATAGCCACATCCGGGTACTTCCGCAGGGGTCGATCGTGGGGACCGGTATACTCGGCGACCACGTTGGAGCTCACCTTGATTTGCGAGACGTTGGAGACCCTCTCAAAGTGCATGTTCCCCCGGATATCGAGGGCTTCTTGGGGGGAGTTCACACCCACACCCAGGTTACCACCCACGAACGCGATGTTACTCGTTTTGTCTGAAATGAACCGATCATTGACGATTCGGAGATTTTTGAAGGCTGAGTCGGTGGCATTGGCCTCTATGAAAAGATTCACGAAAGCTGAACCAGTTGCGCTCACAACACG